ACGAAGTGACGATAGCACAACCTAAGCCTGGTAGCATTCATACGTATCACTCCGGCATACACCATAGGCAGATCACACATGTAATGCCGGTAGCTAATCACTGCATGTAATACGTAGTATGATGCCCATTGAATGCATCACACCCACCCACCAAACAAACTAGCCCCACGCATCACACATGATGGCACACACAAAGGGGGGAGGGGGTCGCAAACACGGCTGCGGGCTGTGGTAGTGATATGTAATCCACTCTCTAAAAATTAGAAAATCAGATTTGGGGTCTAGTAGGAATCAGGTCGGTCGCGCCAACGGTCGAGGACTCCCTGCTTCCCTCCTTCGCTACGCTCAAGTATATCATACGTGTCAAGCCTGTCAAGGAGATAATTGGGGTATATTGGCAGATTGTGTGTGTAAGTTGTTGATGTGTAGGGAATAAACTATTTTCAATTATTTTCAAATGGGGGTATAAATCTGTGTAGATATATGCGCCGTAACGGTTTATTCGTATTAGAAGAGTTCTGAGATGCGTCTAGGCTCCTTTGGGAAGTGTTCTTCAATGAACTCAACGCAAGCAAAGGCGAAGTAAACGTGAGGGCCGTCATTCATTCTCACTCTAAGCGTCACTGTGCCAAACAGATCGCGTGTTACGTGTGAGATTTCATACTTCTCACCGCTGATTTGAACCTCGTCTCCGACTTTGTATTTGTCATTCATAATTATCAGTGTTGTTGTTTCTAGGAAAAGAATCCACGCAGCGATCAACTCTGCGCTCCCCTGTTCTCAGGAGATACCCTTATCGGCATGATAAGCCGTAGAGGGGACTAGGATAAGATGTCGGAGAACCCATTAGAAACTCCGCAACCGTTGTTTTGCGAATCTACGCCGCTCGGCAGTTCATGCTGCCTCTTGTGGGTTTTTGGTGAAAGAACTGCCTAGAGTATATCACACGTGTCAAGTCTCACATGAATTATACTGGGGCTTGACACGTATGATACAATATTATTCATATGAGTCACAACGGAGAAGCCACCCACAATCGAGATGCAGTGAAATGCCGCAAGAACTTCGATGCAATCACAGAAGACACTCGTAAGCCTACGGTGAAGCGAGAAGTCCCAAAGAGCGAGCTACCTCCTGGTATTCGCACTAGAATCATCTACGGAGAGAAGAAGTAATGCTATCTGACGCAGAAGACGATCTATTGGATAAGGCATTGGCAATTCTTTCCGAGCACTTCCCTAACTATGCCATAGCGGTTCTGTCCGAGGAGGACGGGTCATTGCACTACGATTACTCAAACTGGCGAATTGGGCGTATGCTGCTCAGTGATAGCCTAGAGGACATGAGCGAAGAGGTTGGGGAAATTGGTAACTGGGCATGGGAAGAAGACGAGGACGAAGATTATGAGTGAAGAATTATCACTAGAGACGAATGACTACGTTGCCAAGGCACTCAAGACTGCGCAGGAGAACACTGGGCATCAGAGAGCATGGTGTGTCCGCGAACCTAAGAAGTGGGCATTAGTAGCTCAGCACATCACTCAACAGCCATGTTCAAATGAGGAGTTTCGCCGTAAGCACAAGATTACTAAGAACTTCTACTATGATGTGAAGACCGAGCTAATGGCTGATCCTGAGTGTCAGCTAATTCGCAATGCTTGGGCTGCTGAGATTTCCTCTGTAATGTTTGAAGGACTAGACACTCATCGCAAGATCCTCAATAAGTTTGGTGATGGTGTGGAGTCTGGGGCTATTGAGGTTGACGAGAATGTGATGTTCAAGTCTGGCAAGTCTCTGCAAGCGCTCAATGACATTCACGGCAAGCTCACAGGTAACAATGTCCAGAAGCACGTAGTCGAGCATATTGTGAGTCAGGAAGAATACGAATCCAAAGCAGACGAGTTGAAAGCTAAGATTGCCAAGGCTAAGGAGGCTAGAAAAGTTGAGTCAGAAATAATTGAGGTAGACTAATGGAATTAGAATACACAGAGCACCCTATTTTAAAATGTCCTTCAGACGAGGATCAGTTGGCTTTGCTTGAGAGTGACCCAGAAGCCTACCTTCAAAGCATTCAGTTGCATAATGACCGCATTGAGGCTTCCATCATTGATCCCGTCTACAATAGTTTTGTTCTACCACAGCAAGAGCGCGTTAAGGGAATACTATCCGACGAGAAGGTAGATGAGGTCTGGGTGCTAGGTGGCAATCGTAGTGGAAAATCGCGCAGTGCCGCATGGCTAGTGATGCGCTCGCTAATGGAGAACCCCAATACTGAGATCATTTGCTGGTCACAGAATGAAGATGCCTCTGTGGAGCGTCAGCAGCCCTACCTATGGGAGATGATGCCGCAGGAATACAAGAAGAAGCAGAAGGATGATGTAGCCAAGATCAACTACTCAAAGGCTACGGGATTTACTGGAAACACGTTCATCCTGCCGAACGGTTCCGTCTGCTATTTTAAGTTCTATACTCAGTTCCAGAACGATGACTCCGTAATTGAGGGTGCTAAGTTAGGTGCGCCCATCCGAGACTGTAAGTTCATTAATATCGGAACATGGTGTGATGAGTATCTTGGAGATGAAACGCTTTTGAAACGATTACGTAGCCGTTGTGGTGACTTCGATGCTAAGATCCTCGTCACCTTCACTCCGCTCCGTGGCTACACGCCTACGGTGGGAAGCATGTTAGATGGCGCTAAGACCGTCGAGGCGCTCCCCGCGTCATTATTGGATGGAGAACTCATGCCTTATGTGCAAGAGCCTTCTGGACGTGATAACATGGCAATAGTCTACTACCACTCTGAGCGAAACCCGTTCTCTAATTGGAAGCGCCTTGCCCGTAATCACGCTAATGCCTCTGTAGAGGAAATCAAGAAGGTTCTATACGGCTACCCAACCAAGTCTCTCACAGCAATGTTTGGGACATTTGACCAAGTTGCGCACATCTACGACCCAGCAGAGGAGAATATTGACTTCGCGAATAGCGAATGGACGAACTACCAAGTCATTGACCCAGCGGGCAAGAAGTCTTGGGCATGTGCGTGGTATGGAGTCAACTCTAAGGGTGACGTTCGACAGTGGGCAGAGTGGCCTGACCGTGACACCTACGGGGAATGGGCAGTTGAAGGCAAGTCTACGGTTCGCTCAGATGATGATGTAACATGGAAGAAGGGCATTGCAGCAGAGGATTGTGGCGGTATGTCTCTCTCAGCCCTCAAGATCGAGTGGACGAAGATAGAAGACCGCATCCCAATCTTTGAGCGCATCATTGACGTTCGCTTCGCACACAGCCCTAAGCAGACCGCAGACGACGGAGAGCGCACATTGCAGGACGAGTTGTATGACATTGGTATAGATACAGTTGCGAGTTTCGGGGCTACTGAGGATGTTGGTATTCCCCGCATCCAGGAGTGGTTGAGCTACGATACTAAGCAGCCTTTTGACAAATACACAAATTCCCCAACCTTCAGAATGTCAAGGGCTTGCGGAAATTCAATCTTCAGCTTTATGAACTACTGCCAGAACGGGAAGAAGGATGAGCCTCTCAAGGACTTCATCGACCTTCCTAGATACGCAGCAACGCATGACGAGGGCTACGGACTAAGTTACATCAGTGCAGGATCAATGAAAATGACACGGCAAGGGAAGGGATACTAATTTATGAGTAATATGACATGTGGCGAATTAGCCAAAGAACTAGGCAAGACCCCTATGCAGGTTGGTAGGGTCAAGAAGGAGGTATGCACCGATTCCGACTTAGACGACAACGAGATCAAGCCGTCTGGAATCGCCAAAATCCTCAAGCACTATGGACATGAGATGGATGTCATTGAGACAGCTTCTCCAGACGTAGTTTATGTAGAGGCGATCAGGCAACCAGTAGCCAATCCACGTTGGATGTTGGCCTTTGATCGCGAGCGCAAGCAGAAAGTAATGGTCAGTGTTCCAAAGAACCGCAAAGCCCAGCTTTCTCAACCTAAAGCCCGAATCCTCGTAGAGCGAGGTTCACAGGATGGAAAGTATTTCTACAAATGGACACCGAACCTATCACGATAAGCCCCAACCACATACAGGAACATTTGGCGTATTGGTATACAATGGAGGAGATACGTTCTGAACTGAGCGGTATTCGCCTTGAATTTGAGAATGATGAGGAGCTTTTGGATCTCTTTGGCCTTCATCGAGAGTCGCTGCGTTTAGCTAAGTGCAAGTTCAGAGTCGCATATACACTAAGGAACCCAGATTCACCATTTGTAAACTAATATGGCACAAGATCAAAACCAGAACGGACAGCAGGACATTTACATAATCGACGACTTTGACTTCAACAAGTTCAAAGACATCTACGACAAGGACGTAAGTGACCTTGAGTTTCACTTTGAGATTTGCAATGAGAACCGCGACATTCGCCGCAACAACTGGGCGAACAAGTCTGATGACCTAAAGAAGCATAACGATGATGCTTTCCCGTATAAGTATGCCTCTGATACTGAGGTGTTTACGACAGATCGAGCTATCCAGAACGGGGTAGCTCTTTGCGTGAATGGTATGAACCGTAGCCAGATTCGGGCATACCCCCGCGAGGCAACAGACACAGAGCGAGCGGCACAGGTCAGCGTCATGCTCAAGTGGATGCGAGACAGCGGCATCTCAAACTTTGATCGAGAAATGGAACTAGCTGCCTCCTACTGGTTTGAGAAGGGCATTGCTATCACCTATTGCGGGTGGCAGAAGAAGAACCAAAGCGT